ACCAACACCAATAGATATAGCAAATATCAGGATCTTATTAGGTAAAAGATCACAATCAAGTGCAAAATTGATGTTTGATGCCGGAGCTATTGAGGAGATCCGCATTGTTACAGGAGATGCAAGTTTTGATGTGCGCAAAGTCGCATCAACCGGCAATTTTGATAAAGATTATCAAATTACAAAAAGAGTTATAGACAAAGAGCTTATGTCAAAGCCTATAAAATTTATTTTTTGTGATGATTTAGGCGGAGAGGATGTGCAAGATGCCTGATATTATTTGTGATATTGATGGATGCCTTGTTGATACATCCTGGATTTGGTATTTGATAAATCAAAATAAAAATATGTCTGAAGATGAGCGCTTTAATTTTTTTAATATCAATGCAAATGCTCAACACTCAAGGCTAGACAAAACATGCTTGCTTGTTTTAAATTATGCAAGAAAATTGCAACTTGCACAGCGCATTGTGTTTATAACTGCAAGATCTGAGGCTATTGCAACACCTACACTCAACTATATACAACTCAACACCGGGCTTGTATATGAAAAAGATTTTTTGTTGAGCTTCAGACCACTTGATGATAAATTGCCGCCTGCTGAGAGCAAAAGAGTTAGACTCCAAAAATTTTTGCAAGAGGGATACAAATTTTTGTTTGCCATTGATGATGATCCGGCAATTTGCAAAATGTATCTTGAGCATAAAATTGCAGCTTTTAGGTGGCTTATCGGCACTATCCCTGTTGATCTGCTCAAATGTTTGGGCGGTGATATCTGCAAAATGGAGAGAGGGGGGTTGGATTTAATATGCATGAATTAAAGACATCTTTTATTGCTGAAACATTAAAAAATTACACAAATGACATCTGCTCAACTTGTAAAACAATTTATGAGCAAGATGCAGATGTTTGCGCCGGATGCAGAGTGCAACCACTTATAAAATTGCTTGATCGCATCAATGATGGAGAGCCGGTTGTTGATGATACAAAACTAAAGGAGATTAAAGATGATAGATCAATCAATTAGATACAAAGATGATAACCATTACAAAGCAATTAGAGATGATTATATGACACCGCCCAATATTTATCAGCCTCTTTTAGATTTATTTAAAAGGACTGAGTTTGATATTGATGTTTGCTGCACAAAACACAACATCCCGGCGCTCAAACATTTTACAAAAGAGGATGATGGACTCAAGCAGCATTGGCAAGGTCTTTGTTTTTGCAATCCGCCTTGGAAATACACAAGGCTTTGGATCAACAAAGGCGCTGAGCTTGTTAAATCCGGGGTTGATTTTACAGGATGCTATGTTGTGCCATCTGACCGCTTAGAGGTAGTTTATATGCAGCAAAATGTTATCAATAACAAGTTTGCAGCTTTTGCCATTTTGCCTAATAAGCAAGGTTACATCATCCCTGGAGCAGAGGAGCTGCCGCCTGTGCCATCAGTAGGCACAATGATTTTGATTTTGTCAAAAAGAGCGGCTGAGATCGCTTACTGTTTAAATTATGAGTTTACATACAAAACTGCCTTTTTTGTGGGTAAAACACCGGCAATAAAAGAGGGGCAATTAAGTTTAGGAGAGCAATTATGATAGTATTACATCTAAAAAAAGTATGGTTTGACAAGATCAAATCAGGTGAAAAAATCCATGAGTACAGAGAGCAACAAAAATGGGTGTCAACCTTTGCAAACTTCTTTTTAAATCCGGCTGAGGGTAACAATTTTGCCTTCCTCTGTGATGTTGGAGATACTTATGAGGCAAAAGGCTGCCAATTTAAAGATGATGGCATTATTGAGCTGTGTTGTGGATATCCTAGCCGCAGACCTGAGGATCAACACAAATGGCTCAAGGCAAAAGTGGTAAATATCACCACAAATGTTGATGGTAGAGAGACTGATTTGGATATTGATGAGCCTGTCTTAGATATCGAATTAAGGCTAATTTAACCATAGGAGAATTAGTATTATGGGACAAGTAAACAAAGATGCAAAACAAAAAATAATCAAAATGATGTTGCAAGAGGTACCAACAGAGGAGATCGCAAAGAGATTGCATTTTGCGGTGGGTACAGTCAGGAATGTGTTTGAGGAGCTAAGGCAAGAGTATGGAGTTAACTCAAAAGTAGGTATTGCAAAAGCATATTTATTTGAGCAAATCCAGGATGTATCGGCAAAAATGCAGACTATATCTGACCTTTGCGACACAACCTGTCAAATTACATGTAGCGCTAAATCGTTCAGTGATAAGGAAAAAAGACAAAATCAGCGCAAAAAAAAGAAAAAATAAAAAAATTATCCCTCTATACTTCTATCTATTCCAGGATGCTATTTTTGGCATCCTTTTTTATTGTTTTTGAAATCCTATCATTTGACACTATTTTTTTTAAAAAAAATCACTTAATCTGTTTTGTGTTGATAGGTTATCTCAAATGGGAGATGCAAACCGAGTCAACCGGGGAGCAGCCGCATTGTGCGGCGCTTGCTGTAAAAGGTTAGTTTTACAATTAGAGGATGGGAATGAGAGCCGAGTTTTTAGAGTGTTGCAGCAGGATATTATCAACAGGCAGCTCATCTTATGTAAACATCAGGCGCTTTAAATCAAATAGATTTTATAAAAAATACACATCCAATAAAGTTGAAATAAAAAAAGAGGTTGTTTTAGTTGCTCACTGTCAAAATTGTGAGCATTATATGATCAAATTTTTATGGTATATCAACAAAAGAGATAGTTTTGATTGTTATGTTGAGTCTAAGTTTATTAAAGGCAAAAAGGCTGATAAAGTTTATCAAGAGCGCATCAAAGATTGGGATTTTTGGGCTTTGCCGGATCCTGTTTTGAATACAAAATTTGATAAACAATCAAAAAAGGTGCCATGGGTGTATGGCAAAACTCTTGATGATGGGATATCTCAAGTGCCTAGATACATTGATGAGACAGACAATGCCGGACACAAAATGGTTTGCCCGGTTAAAATAAAAAACTTACATCCCTAGTTGTAAATGTCTAAGTGCCTGGATGGTTTATATCATCCGGCATTTTTTTAACCGGCGCATTTTGCGCACGTTTGTAGAAATTTTTAAAGCCTTTATTTACAAGGCTTTTGAGTGTTGTGAGATGAGGTGCTTATGGATTTTTTGAGATTTAGGATGTGGGATGATATCAACAATGAGATGATTTACCTAGAGGATCAAGATGTCAGCCCATACAACATGACACAAAACAAACAAAACAACATAATGCAATGTATTGGTTTTAAAGATAAAGCCCATAAGCTGATTTATCAGAGTGATATTGTCAAATATGGCGGTATGTTTTACAAGGTGATCAGGTTTTGGAGCGGTGAGTTTAAACTCCAAAATCTGCAAACTGAGCATTGCTTGCCTCTTTTGGTGTTGGATAAAATTGATAATGTGTTTACTGATCTTGAGATTGTAGGCAATACATATCAAACAAAAGAGCTAAAAATTAAGGTGGGTTATGGGAAATAATAAAGGATATTTGACAAGTGGCAGAGATGCTGCATCAGATGAGTGCTTAACACCTAGATATGTTGTTGAGCCAATCATTAAATTTTTGAAAGCAAAAGGATACAAAAAGATTTGGTGTCCTTTTGATTTGGATCACAGCTTATATGTGAGACTCTTGAGAGATAATGGATTTGATGTTGTAAATACTCACATTAAATCCGGCGGCAATTTTTTTGAGATTGATGCTGCAAGCATAGATTTTGATTGTATTGTGTCAAATCCGCCTTTTTCTTTTAAAGATCAGATTTTAGAGAGGCTTTATGCAATCGGCAAACCATTTGCTATTTTGCTGCCTCAAAATAGCTTGCAATCTAAAGACAGAACACCTTTATTCATCAAATATGGCTTAGAGTATTTGGGATTTGATAGGAGAGCTTGTTTTTATACAAATGATAAACTTGATGAGATAAAATTTGGCAATGCTTTTGCATCAGCATATTTTTGCAAAAATGTTTTGCCTCAAAATTTGATGTTTGAGCTTTTATACCCAAAACAAGAGGCTTACCATTCCGAAGGGGGGGGGGCGCTAGATGCTTAAAAATCATTCCTCTCAGAGTTTTTGAAACCATGAGCAAAAATGTTAAATATCGAGGACTTAAAAAACAAAATAACCTTTGCAGACTGTTACGACATCATGAGGCAGCTGCCTGACAAGTGCATTGATCTTGTTTTTACGGATCCGCCCTATGGTAAAAATTGTGATGGTGGCACTTATGGCTTTGGTATCACTCCAAAAACACTAGACAAAAAGCAATGGGATGGCAAACCGCCCGGCAAAGAGGTATTTGATGAGATTTTTAGAGTCAGTAAAAATCAGATATTTTTTGGCGCTAATTACTTTGCGCCATTACTGCCTGTTACAAATGCTTATATCGTTTGGGATAAGGTAGGTGATTGTAACTTTAAAAATGATTTTTCTCAATGTGAGCTTTTGTGGACTTCTTATGGATTTGCAATGCAAAAAATAACATTTTTGCAGCAAGGATTTATAAACAGCGATCCTCAGGAGTTAAAAGACAGGTTCCATCCTACACAAAAACCTCTAAAGCTTGCAGAGTCAATTTTAATGAAACTTTTAGCAACAAACAGGCTTGCTCCTGGATCTTTAGTTGCTGATTTTTATAGTGGCTCAGGCACATTTGCTGTTGCTTGCCATAATTTGTCATTGCCATTTATAGCTTGTGAAAATGACAAAGATTATTTTGATAGCAGCTGCATCAGGCTTGAAAAAGCAAGAGTGCAGCAGAGATTAAACCTGTGGGGGTGCTAATGATAAAAGTTGATGATAAAGACATTAAGCAATTATCTAAAAATTTGCAAGAAACCTCAAAGAGCGCATATCCAAAGGCTGTGAGGTCAACATTAGACAGGCAAGCTTTTTTAGGCTTAGAGTATTACAAAAAAAATGTCAATGAGAAGTTTGTTATCAGGAATAAGGGATATTTAAAATCCCTCAGATATCAAAAATGCGGATCATCTCTTGATATATCAAAAATGGAGTCCAAAACAGGTCAAAGTGCTAAAACCTTTGGTAAAAACACTGATGGCTTTGCAAAGCAAGAGTTAGGAGCGCCAATCGTTGCAAAACAAAAACACATAATGAAACCTACAAAAGCAGCAAGGGGCGGCAATTACAAAAAGCAAGTCAGAGAAAAGCATTATTTGCAAAACATATCTGATGCGCAAACAATCAAGGATTTGGTCAAAAATCCTGCTCAAACAGCAGCAGACCAATTTAAGCAAGCTGTGGCGGTAGCTCATAACACTCAAAAAACAATAAATTTTTTGCCTGAGGAAAATGGCAAAAATAAAGCTATCGTGCAGATTACACCTAAAAAATCAAAAAAAATAAAGAAAACCGCAAAATCTTTGTACTCCATAAAAGGAAAAGTGCAAAAGTTAAACAGAGTGCCTGCATTAGAGCCGGCAGGAAAATTGGCAGGCAGCAAAGGCGGAGAAATATTTATCAATGAGGCGCAAAGGAGACTTGCAAAAGAGTTATCAAAAAAATTGCCTTCCGGGTAGTGTTTCTCTGCCCGGATAAATTTTGGAGATATTATGTTAATCACAAAAAGCGAATTCCGAGATAAATTCGGTTATGCGGACTTATCCTCTGTCTCTCATTTGCTTAGTGATGAGGTAATTATTGCCAATGATGAGGGCAAGATTGACACAGAGGATCCGACAAACAAAAAATTTATAAAAAAAAGGCTAAAAAAGCTCAAAGAACAGCAAAAAAAGGATGATGCGTTTGAGTCTGTGCAGCTGAAGATTGAAAGTCAACTTGCACAACAAAGACTCTTAGAAAGAGAACACAAAAACACTCTTTTAAAAATGAAAATTGCAAAAGAGAGTGGAGAGGTTGTTGATGCAGCTGTGTTGAGCAAGGTTGTCAACATAACATTTGGCACTTTGTTTAAGCAGCTTACTGAGATGCCTTTAAATATTGTGGATCAGGTTGTTGACTTTGCGAGGCTTGAGAATGATCCAAGAGAGAGGATCGTTAAACTGATGACTGACTCCATCACATCAAGCATCCAAAGCGGTTTGAAATTAGCAGAAACCACAGCAAAAAAATACTATGAGCAAAATGGCAGCCCTGAGGATGAGTGATCCTGATTTTTGTTTTGCTGCCTAAATGGAGCCTTGATGATAAACAATTTACTGACAAAGCCTCAGCAGATTGATAAGATTTTCTCTTGCATCTCTGAGATTATACCAAAAGACATATTGCTATCTTGCTCTGAGTGGTCTGAGCAAAACAGATACCTGGATAAAGTAACCTCAAGCAATATTGGGGGCTTTAGCTTTGATAATGCGCCTTATGCAAAAGAGATTTGTGATTGTTTTTCTAAAAACTCACCAATCAGAGAGGTTGCAAGTATGAAAGCTGCACAGGTAGGTTTTACAACCTCAGTCATAGAAAACGCAATCGGATACACAATAGACAAAAACCCTCTGCCCTCAATGCTTGTATTACCAACAGATGCTCTTTGTAAAGAGTACAAAGAGACAAGATTGGATAATTTGATTGATAACTCAGGCTTGAGAGAGAGTATTTTTGCAATCACAGAAAACAAAAAAAGCCGCAAAACAGGGGATACATCAACAATGGTGCAATTCTCAAATGGCTTTTTAAAACTTGCATCTGCAAACAAAGCAGCTGCACTGAGATCAAACTCAATTTGTAATTTGTATCTTGATGAGCTTGATGCTTACCCGGACAAATTAAAAAAAGAGGGCAATCCTATTGATATTGCCAAAAAAAGAACAAATGCTTTTTCTAAAAAGAAAAAGATTTTTTACAACTCAACACCACTATTGGCGCACAGCTCAAAAATATATCCGCTTTATAAAGATGGAGATTGCCGGAAGTATTATGTGCCTTGCCCTATTTGTGGAGAGCTGCAAGAGCTTGTTTTTTATGAGAAAGATGGCGGTGATTATCCTGATGAGCTTGCAAAGTCAAAGGATGGAGAGATTGTCAAACCTTATGGATTGATGTTTGACTATGAGGCTTGCAGCGCCGGTGATTATAGCTCCATTGCTTATAGATGCAGGTATTGTGGCAAAGAGTTTAAAGAGTATCACAAGCAAGATATTGAGCTAAAGGGCAAGTGGGTGCCTACACAGAGATCAAAAATCCCTTTTTACAGGTCTTATCACATCTCTGCTCTTTACTCTCAAACTTATCAATGGTGGGAAATAGTGAGAGATTTTATACAAGCAGGCACAGATCCTGAAAAATTACAAACATTTTACAACCTGGATCTTGGATTGCCTTTTGAAGAAAAAACAGACGGAGTGGAGCTTGCAGATGTTTATAGGTTAAAAAGCAAGCTGCCTAATAATCAAGTGCCAAAAGATGCTTTATTTATGACTTGTTGTGCGGATGTGCAAAGAGACCGCATTGAGTGTGAGATTAAAGCATGGGGTGATCGTTTTAGATGTTGGGGCATTGATTATAGAGTCATTGAGGGTAATACATCAGATGTTGAGGATGAGTGCTGGCAAACATTTGCAGCAATCAAAGATGAGGTATTTACAGACGGCAGACAAATTGATTTGATGCTTGTTGACTCAGGTGATGGTGAGCTTACAGATGTTGTTTACAGTTTTTGCGATCTTTATGGTGGCGGTTACATCTTCCCTCTCAAGGGGCTTGCTACAACAACCCGGACAAGAGAAAAATACAAAGTTGCAGATCTTAAAGATTATGACACTTTATCTTTGGTTGAGATTTATGTTGACAAATACAAAAACACTCTCACAAGGTATCTGACACAGGATGCCAAAGAGGGTAGTTATCCTGATGGGTGGCACACATTTGCTGCCGGATATCAAGATAAATACTTTCAACAACTCACTGCTGAGAAAAAGGTTAAAACAACAACTCAGGGCGGTTTAACAACTGTCAAATGGGTGAGAAAAGGCAGAAATGAGGCTTTTGATATCAGTGTTTACAGCTTAGCAGCAGCAGATATGTTTATTTACAACACATCTGTCTTGTTTTTAGGCTTGGATGCTGCAAATCCTAGGGCTGTTTTTGCTTATCTCAAAGCTATGAAAGAACAACAAAAATGAGGTGATCAATGGGTTTAACATCAAGAGACTATTTGGAGATTATAGGCAGCATTAAAGAGGCAATCAAAAGAGCTGCTATAAATGGCGGTGTTAGTGAGTACACTGTCAAATCTTCTCAAGGTGAGACAAGGGTTAAGCAAGCAGATATTGCGCAGCTCACAGAGCAGCTTGTAAAATATCAGGCTCTTTACAATGAAATGGTCGAAATAGAGAGCGGATCTAATTTTAGCATAATGACAGGATTTGGATTGTAATATGAGAAATTTTTTTAATAAATTATTTAACAAAAGCGGCTCATCAGAGTATAGTGAGCCTGCTGCAATCTTCCCGGCAGGCGCACTGTGGGGGGTTGATTATGATGGAGAGCTTGATCCGGGGCAGCTTGGAACGGCTTATGTCTATGATGTCAATTATTATGAGATGGCAAAAAGGGCATATACTCTCATCACAATCAATGAATTTGCAAAAACAGGTATCACAAGGCTGACTCAGTTTGCGGTTGCAACCGGGTTAAAATGTTATCCTGAGCCTGCAAAAGATTTTTTGGAGCAAGTTTGTCATATAAACCTGCCTGAGAATTTTGCAAAAAGCATACAGTTGAGATGGAATTTATTTGAGGAAGATAAAAATATCTCAATCACAAAAGATCAAAATTTGCACGATATGGCAAGGACTGTGTATTATCACTCAAAAATTGCCGGTGATATCCTGGTTGTAAAAAGGGTTAAAAATGGCAGATTAGAGTATCAGCTCATCAATGGCTTGAGTGTTAAAAGCTCAAAAACTCTATCAGACAGAAAAAACAAGATTATTGATGGAGTTGAGGTTGATGGCTCAGGTAAACACATTGCTTATTATGTGATTGATAAAGATGGTAAAGAGTCCGAGATTAAAGCAAGAGATGAAAAAGGCAGATTGCTTGCCTGGCTTGTTTATAATAATCACAAAAGGATCAATGGTGTTAGGGGCTGTTCGGAGTTTGGCTCAATTATGCAAAAGCTGCATAAAATTGGGGAATACTCAAATGCTGAGGTGCTTGCTGCTAATACCAATGCTAAATTTGCGGTAAAAATTGAGCAGAGCAAAGACTCAACCGGGGTAAACCCTCTCAAGAGTTTGCCGGGTGTGCCTAGAGCTTTAAAAGAGGCAATGGGTACTCAAGCAATCGGAGCGGATGCAGCGCAGCAATCTGAGGTAAAAAGATTTATGAATAACCTCAAAAAGCTGCCATCAGCACTTGCGTTCCATGTGCCAATCGGTCAAAAACTAGAGTCCTTTGATACCAAAAGACCTAATGTCAATTATGCAAACTTTTTAGACTCAAGCATGAAATACAATTATGCCTCAATGGGATGCCCTATTGAGATTGCATTGTTAGTGTTTCAAAACAATTACTCTGCATCAAGAGCATCACTCAAGATGTTTGAGATGATTTTAAAATATGATCGCAAATACATTTTGACTGATCAATTTTATAAAATCATCTATGGTCAACACTTTGAGCTTGAGTGCCTAAAAGGTAATATTGTTGCTCCAAAATATTTGGAATTAAAAAATGATGATGGCTACATTGATAATGCCTATACAAAAGCAAAATTTATTGGCGCATCAATACCACATGTTGACGAGGTAAAAGAGGTTAATGCGGTTGTAGCAAAACTCAAAGCCGGCTTGTTTACTTATGAGCAAGCTGCTGAGAGCCTTGGCAATCCTGTTGACTTTGACACTTTGATTGAAAGACGAAAAGCAGAGGAGAAAAAGATTAGAGATGCCGGATTGCAATTTGAGGGTTTGTTTATCCCGGATGGCAGCTCTAATGATAACGACTCAGAGGATACTAAAAAATAAGTAGTAAAAAGACAGGAGAAAAAAGACATGACAGAAAAAATCAAAGTTGCGGATTTGCCGCAGGCTGAGAGAGATGAGCTTATTAAACAAGCTCAAGATGCAGGCATCAACAATGCAATGATGGCTAATTGGTATGTAGATACTTTAAAAAGCAAAATTGCTGAGGCTATTGCAAAAAAAGGCGCAGGTGCAGATCAAGCTGATGAGTCAGAGGTTGATGAGTCTGCTGATGGTCAAACAGATGAGCAAGCTGATGCAGCTGATGAGTCAACAGATGAGCAATCAAATGACACAGGGGCTGATGAGCAATCTGATGATCAAGCTGATGGTGATGAGCCTGATTTAACACAGGAGAGCAAAGATCTTAACAAAGATACTGAGCAACCGCCTGTAACAAAAGGCAAACAAACTGCCAAAAAGGCAAAAGATGTAAAAATTGCCATTTGCCACATTTGCCGCTCAAAAGTTATCAATGGCAAATGCACAGGCTGTGGCTTTGAAATCTCAAAGAGGTAACAAATGATTAAAATTAAAGGTGTAATTGGTTGGGATGTCGTAGGTACACAATTTGCAGATATGATGCAAAGGCTGACCGGGGATGTTGATATTGAGATTGACTCTCCTGGTGGCTATGTTACAGACGGCTTATCAATCTTTAATGCAATTAAGACATACAAAAAAGGCAAAGTAAATATCAAAGTTGTTGGTCAGGCATCCTCAATGGCTGCTTACATTATGCTTGCCGGCAGCAGCTTAAAGTTTTTACCCAATGCTATTGTTGTTTTGCATAACCCTTGGAACTTAGCAATAGGTGATTACAAGGTTATGCAGAAAAATGCAGAGCTTTTGGAAAAATTAGCCGCTTTGTATGCTGAGCAATTTATCGAAAAGGGCATTTTTACTGAGGCAGAAATCCGCAGCATTATGGATGAGGAGACCTGGTTTGTAGGCAAAAAAGAGCTTGCAAAACTTGGTGAGATTGAAGATTTTGCAGATGGATCATCAGGAGATGCGCAGGATCGTGATGTTGCTGTTGCACTTGCAAAAGACAGGATAAGCCAATGTGTAGCAAAAATGAGGGAGAGAGAGTGCGATATGCAAGCTCTTGATTGCATTGCTGCTCTTATGCCTGCAAAAGCTCAAACGGCATCCGCATTACCACAACAAATGCAAACACAAAACAATGTAGAAATAAAACCAAAAGGAGAAAAACAGATGAAAAATGCAGAAGAATTAAAAGCGCAATTCCCTAATGTTTATGCTGAGGTATTTAACGCAGGTAAAGCAGCAGGTCAGGCGGATGAAAAAGAAAGAGTAACAACTCTTATAGGCTTTATTGATGAAAACAAAGATATCATTGTTGCTGCAATCAATGATGGCTCTGATGTTACATCTCAAAAAGTGCAAGCAGGCTTGTTACATTCAAGATTAAATGCAAGCACAATTAGCGCAATGGAAAAAAGCAACCCTGGTGATGTTGATCCTCAAGAGCCTGAGCATGAGCCTGAGGCTCAAGCAGCTGCCGGACAGCCAAAACCTCTAACTGCTGAGGAGAAAGCAAAAGCAGAGCAAGAGCAATTAGATCAAGTGCTTGCAAAAATGGGTATCAGCGCTGAGTAATCACCGCAAAAATACAAAGTAATCACATTAAAAATAGGAGATAAACAAAATGACAACTATTGACAACAAAAATGCTATTTTAGAGGGTGTATTTTCTGATGCAACTGTTACAGTTCCGGCAAATACAACTTATGCAGCTTATACAGTTTTAGGCTTAAATGCAAGCGGCAAATTAGTTGCATATTCAACCGATTTAGACAATGGTTATACCCCTGCAAGTGGGGATGATCCTGCTGTTGAGGCTTTTAAGGCTGAGCCATCTTACATCCTTGCTCATAGCATAGAAAACTCAACAAATGCGGCTGTTGATTATCCTCTTGCAAGAGTTTTAGAGTGTGGTGATGTGGATATTGCCAAAGCTGTATTTGTAAAAGCTGCTGATGCAGCCAATGAGGCTGTTTTAACAAGCCTTAAAAACAACGGCATCCGCCTTGTGCATGTTGACTATGCAAACTAATCAAACCGCTTAGCCGGTTAAAAGAGATATTACATTTTAAAAATAGGAGATAAATCATGACCTTAATTAAAAAAGCAATGAAAATCGGATTTTCTAAACAACAAAAATGCCCAATGTTTTTGTCAAACTTCTTTAGAAAAGAACAACTAACAGGCATTAAAGTAGAAATCCAAAAAGAGCTAATTGATCCATATTATGCTGTTGATGTGCAACTAGGCACAGGCGGTCGCAGAGCATCAACAGGCACTTATGATGCAGATGAGTACACAGTGCCTGAGTATAACAACTATGCAACAATCACCGAAGAGGATATGTTCAAAGCTCAATTTGGTGAGACTGTTTATGATGATGTTACAAAAGCGGCAAAAGTTGCAATGCTTTGCAACAAACATCAAGCTGTAATCTCAGGATGGCAGCGCTATGCTGAAGAAAAACAAGCAGCTGATGGTTTGTTTAACGGCAAAATTGTTTTAGCAAATGGTAAAGAGATTAAATTTAACAAAAAATCTTCTCACTCCATTGCTGCTGATGAGAAATGGAACACAGCAAATGCGGATCCTATCGAGTTTTTAGAGGCAGGATGTCAACTTGCATTTGATGATGGTAAAATCGGTGTTTCAACATTTAACCTTATTCTTGAAAATGCCGGAGCTGCTGCATTGTTATCAAATGAGAAGTTTATTAAAAACTCAAATAAAAACAATGGTATCAACAGAGCAAATATTGAGATGCCAATAGAAAAAACACCGGGCGCAAAATTCCATGGTCAATTCTCTATTGGTGGATACATCATCAATCTTTGGACTTACAATGCAAAATATAAAATCCCTGTTGGATATAATTTTGCAGGAGAAGGCACAGAGGTTGGATTTGTGCAAAAAGGCACAGGCTTGCTATTGCCTGAAAATCCTAACTTTGTTAGATATTATGGCGCTGTTAATGATGCAAATGCTCCATCTGAGTTAGGCGGATCAAAATTAAATCTTCAAGAGGTTGAGCAATTACCTTATGCTTATGACAAGCTAAACGGCGGATCTGCTGTAACTCTTGCAGGTGTAAAATCAAGACCGCTTTATGTTCCTGTTGATATTGACTCATTTGTATCATTTAGCAATATTGCTTAATGTTTGTTTTAAGCAAATTTTTGTTAAAAGGAGATTTTAATGATCAATTCGCTTTTAAAGCTCCACAAGTCAACCGCCATCTTTAGACAAGGTGGCGGCTCAAATGTGGATGTTATATTAAAACCTAATCTCAGCCATCCTGGATATGAAGTTGCAGGACTTGCCAATTTTACAGGCTTTGAGTTTGTTGATGGTGGCGCCGGCTTTTTTGGTGATACTTTTGAGCTTACCATAAATGCTGATGATCTCTTTAAAGTAACAGACCTAAAACCTGTTGAGGGTTGGATTGCCAATGTTAAATTGGCAATGATGAATGATGAGCAGGCTGATTATTACATCACAAATGTTGCTATTGATCGCACATTGGGGATGTATTTATTGAAATGCAGCGCCACTGCTCCTGAGGATAAAGGCTGCAAAGTTAGAAGAAACAATGCAGGGGGTATTTAATATGACTCAAAGCTTAATAAATCCAATGAATATGGCTCTTGTGAGAGATGCTGTTTGTCAGATGATTGCTGACCGCAGGGATGAGCAGATTGAAATTGCAGAGGGGCAAGGATATACGAGGGATCAAGTTGATAATGATATTGATTTTGTGATTTATCCAAAAAGATTATCGTTCCCGGATACAGGGGCAATGCCTTGTGTGTTTGTATATTTTAATCAAGTGGACTTCCCTGAGGATAGGCAAGATATATATGAAAATTATGCAATCGGTAATTTGCAAGTTGAGTATTATGTTGCAGGTCAAACAGAAATAGGCACAGTGTCAGGCAAAGAAACCATCATCAAAACTTGTGATGAGGTGGCTGAGGATAGGTTAAGTTATTTGACAGCTCAGCTATACAATATCCTAAATTGTGAGGCTAGTGTGGCAAAAGGCACAAATGGGATTGTTGATCATAGTGTGATTAAAAAGTGGCAGAGAATTAAATCACCTGAAGATGAAAATTCCGCTGTATGTGTCTTGGGTGCGGCAATTACATTAGAGCTTGGATTTAATGAGCCTACATCTTACCTTGAGGCTGAAACAATAGAGGAGTTTTACACAACTCTTGAGATAAGAGATGAGTTTATAGATCCTTTTATTAGGACTCTATTAAGTAAAAATAATACATAAAAAAATAGGAGATAAAAAATGGCAATTACTAAATCACTTGATGTCTCAGCGGTAGCATCAGCAACAAGTGTATCAGTTAAACAACAAAATCAACAAACTGCCGCAAATTTAAGACCTGAGATCATTGTTTGTATTGGTCAGGCTCAAACAGGCAAAAATGTTGACGCATCAAAACTATACCTTGCAAGCGGCAACCCTGATGATGCAGGAGTTGTTTTTGGCTTTGGCTCACCTTTGCACAGACAAGCAAGAAAGCTGTTCCCAAAAGCAGGCAATGGATCCAAAGTTGAAACATATTATTTGCCGGTGGCAGCGCCTGAGAATGGTGCAGCAGCTGTAAAAACAATCACTGTAACAGTTGCAGAAACCGGCATCAAAAAGACAGTCAATGGTTATTTTAGATTTAAAGATCAAATCTTTGAGGCAGCTGCTGATGTAGCCGGTAAAGTTGCAACAAATGCACACAACAACCCTGCAAAAGCGCCTAGAGGTACAATCTTAAACTCTTATGAGATCACAAAATATCCATTTTCTTTGTCAAAAGGTATGACAGCTGCAAAAGTTGCAGAGGTCATAAAAGAGGCTTTAGATGATTATTTAGAGCTTCCATTTACAATGGCGGCAAGCAATGGAGTGTTGACACTAACCTCTAAATGGGTTGGATCTGACTCATTGTTTGATTTTGACATTGTTGATGATAGTAATGAGGCTAATCCAATCACTCAAGCTGATTGCGGTGTGTCTTTTGCTATTGCAACAGCAACAGAGTCAGCCGGTGTGGGTAGCATCTCTGATGCAGCGCTTGCACTTTTGACTCCTGAGCTTGGTGTTACAAGGGTTGTATCACAATATGCAACAGAGACAGTCTTAGATAAATTGCAAGATAAATTTGAGGCATGGCATGATGGCTTAACTGCTCAATATGTCCTTTGTTACTCAGCAATTAAAGCTCCTGAGTCTGAGGATGTTGAGGGAACTTATGATCTTGCATTGTTGATTGAGAATGGTAACAAGCGCCGCAATGACTCAATCAATGTGCAGCTTGTTGGTGATTTTGGTGAGTTAAGAACTCTTGAGTATGGAGAGAGAGACAGACTGCTTAAAGCCGGATACTCACACTTAATCAGATTGGCTGATGGTGCTTATAAGCTTATGGATTTATCAACTTTTTATCATCCTGTTGGTAACTCAAATCCGCTTTATAGATTTGACAGGGATGTTACTGTTGTTGGTAATATTGCTTATGATTTGATGTATTGCTTTAGAGACACAGAGGAGTGGAAGTCTGTTATTATTGCCGCTGATGGTGATGTTACAACTAACCCGGATGTTCGAACTCTCAAAGATGTCAAAGCTGCTGTAAACACACGCATCAGCTTACTAGGGCTTGCAGGTATGATCGCAAATTATAAAAAAGCTCAAGAAAATACACAAGTTGAGATTGATCAAAGCAATCCTAACAGACTTAACATCAATCCAAAATTTGAGATCACAGGTGTTGGTCGTATTTTCGACTTTACAAACTTTATTGGGTTTTATTTTGGGGGTTAATCTAAATAGAGCCTTTTGAGTATGAGAGAGTAACAGCAGGCTTTTAAGCCTGTTGTTTTTGAGTATGAAAGAGAGCGGCAGCAGGCTTTTTTAAGCCTGTTGCTTTTGTTAGTACAAAAAAATAAAGGAGATAAATTATGGGAAATAAAGCAGGAGATGCGGTCTCTATTACCCTAAATGGCACAAAATTTGCGATCCCTAAAGATGTTGAGCCTATTGTTAATAAAGGCGGTCAAAGAGCCACTGAGAGTCAAACTTTTGGAGATGGCACATCTGAGGGATACTTCTCTGTGATTGCAGCCGGCATCACAGGGTTAAAAGTCAAATTAAAAGACTCAAACAGAAAAGCTTTTGAGGATGCTTGCTCTTTAGAGTCTATGCCTATTGTGTATGAGACTGTGGGATCATCTTATGAGTGTACCGGGTATATTGTCGGTGATTTTGGTGTATCATCAACTAAAAAAATCACTGATGAGTTTGCAATAGCTGTATCAGACGGCGCAGGCATAAGAGAAAGCTAAGCAACTAACACACACTATAAACAATCCTCTCTTTTTGAGAGGGTTGTTTTTTTACTATTTAACTTAAAAAGGAGAAAAATGATGTTTAACAATAATAAGGCTGCTGCATCCAATGCAACTGTTGCAGCAGAAAAAGAGATCAAAGAGCAAAGAATTAGCAAAATAATGACTAAGGATCAAGCTATTGAGGTTTTAGAGGATATTAAAAACAAAATTTGTGATGTTGACCTTGATGATCTTTGCGGTGATGAAGTTGAGATTGAAAAAGGGGAAAATGACCGCCTTTATAAACGCATACTTCAGGCAATTATGTGCGGTCTTGTTTATTGGGATGATGAGAAAGATTGCATGATACAAAAGCTCATCAAGCCAATCAAGTCAAATGAGATTATCATTGAGCAACTTGAGTATAAATACTCATTAAAATTAGGGCAAATCAAAAGCATCAATGCTAAAAATGAGGCTGATGTGTTGTTGCAATCCCTAACTCATATCACCGGCAGAGCAAAACAAGCTCTTGAGAAATTATCCGGCAGAGACAATGAGATTGCGGCAGGATGTTTTAATTTTTTCGACAGATAAGCTTATTTGTTGGTGTTTACCTCTCTGATCTGCTTTTAGAGTTTGGATGGGAGACAGTAAATGGCATCAATGAGTTATTTATCACAGATATTGTGCTGCATGGTATGCGGTGCAAAAAAATACACAGAGAAGATCTTAAAAAATAGGAGCAATTATGGCAGCAAGCACATTTTCTGTTTGCACTAAATTTATTGCCAAAGATGGTGTATCTCAGATTTTTAAAAATATGAGAGGCGGTGCGGCAGGTGTTACAAATCAATTAAATAAATTGACCACAACATCCCAAGCTGTTGGATCAAGCCTTAAAAACTCTTTTGGCAAAATAAACTCAATAATTGGTGCAACAATCACTCTTATTGCAACAAATGCAATCAAACAAAAGCTTGACTCTTGGGTTGATCTTGCATCTGATTTGCAAGAGACAGTGGGAAAAACTGAGCAAACTTTTAAAAACAGCTCAAGTGCTGTTTTGGAGTGGTCAAACACAAGCATCTCATCAATGGGGCTTGCAAAACAAACCGCTCTTGATACAGCCTCATTATATGGAGATATGGCAACCGGGATGGGGATGGCTATTGGCAGAGCATCTGAGATGTCAATGAGCTTAACACAACTCTCTGCTGATTTAAGCTCTTATAAAAATATGTCTCAAGAAATGACAAAAAATGCCCTCAAGGGTATTTTTACAGGTGAGACAGAGGCTCTTAAAAATCTTGGGGTTGTAATGACTCAGGATGTATTAGAGGGTTATGCAAAAACCTTAGGGATGCGCAAAAAGTTTAAAGATATGACACAAGCTGAGCGCATTGAGTTGAGATACAGTTATGTAATGTCAGCAACCAAAAACTCTCAGGGTGATTTTTTAAGGACAGGTGGCAATTTTGCAAACCAAAGCAGGATGTTTGCTGAGCAGCAAAAAGAAATTCAAACAAGATTGGGTAATATTTTGCTGCCTCGATACAACTCAATTATGGTGGGGTTAAATAAAACCCTTGCAAAACACACTCCTGCAATAGAAAAAGGTTTTGACTCAATGTTTAAATCTTTTGAGGATGGCTTAAAAATTGTCTCTCCATTGTTTGCGCAATTTAATGATTTATTTAATTATTTGAGGGCGCATCTATTGCCTGAGGTGGCAAAATATATGCCATTGATAAAAACATTGCTTGAGAGCGCTGTTGTGCCTGCCGTCTCATTGCTCCTCAGTGGAGTCAAAGGGCTGTTTATTGTAATTGATGCCGGATACAATATCTTAAAAGGATTTGTGAGCTTTATTAGAGATAATTGGCTGCCGGTGTTACTTGCCTTGCCGGCTGCAATAGTTGGAGTGCAATTTGCCATTGATACACTTAGACTCAAAATGGCACTTTTGAGGATGGAAGGTGGCGCAATGGCTCTTATAATGAACACAAAATTGATGTCAGGACTGAGTGCATTTACTGCCGGAGTATGGAAAAGTGTTACAGCTTTAATGGCACAGGCGGCAGCTTTTGCAATGAGTCCTATTGGTTTAATCACAATAGGGGTGGCAGCTCTTGTGGGGGTTGTGATCTTGTTGTGGAAAAATTGGGATAAAATAACAGCAACACTCTCAAATTGGTGGAGTGTGGCTCAAACAGCTCTATCCTCATTTTGGGAAAAATGCAAGGCTGTATTTGCGCCTGTTGGTAATTTTATCAAATCTCATTTTGTTGACATTTTACTTGGCGCACTTGGACCAATAGGAATGATAATTCAAGCAATCCGAAAAATGCCACAAATACTGTCAACATTAGGTATTAAATCTGATGCTTTTGAGGTTAAGACCAAAAACGGCAAAAACGGCAAATCTGCTGATATTAAATCAAATAAAGACAGAGGCGCTATTGATGTTGATATTGAGCTAACCAATAAGACTGATAAAGATGCCAAAGTTACAACAAATCTAAAAAGTCCACATGGTATGCAGCTTGATCCGGCTTAAAGCCGGTTAGCTGCATTAAGTGGCTAAAGGGTAAATAATGACTGATTATATAAGCAAAATGCAAAATATTACCTGGACAAGTCCAAAGGGTAAAAGTTACATAATTAAGGCTCTTGAGAGCGGCTATTCAAGAAAACATATCGGAGAAATCAAAGAAAATCCAAAAGCAAGCTCAAAAGACTCTAAAAATAATAAAAAAAGGATATCTGACTCAAATGATACTTTTTGCGATCTTGGTATTGGCGGCAAAAATGTTACTCTTGATTGCATCTTTAGTGGTGCAAATCATGACACTGAGGCTAAAGCCTTTGCAGACTCTCTTTGTGAGGTCGGCAAGTCAAAACTTCGCCTTGCTTTTGGTGATGAGTTTACAGTTAATGTGCTTGATTTTTCTGTTAAAAACAACCATGTGCAGAATATCAACCGAACGATTGTCTCTGTCAACTTTCATCAAACGGCATCCACAACCTATCCATCAAGCTCACAGAGTCAAACAAACAAAGTAAAGGCACAAGTTGCAAAAGCTAACACCATTGCTGCTCAAAACTTTGAGTCTGCTGTTGGTGCTATTGCAAAAAATCAGACCAGGATGAGTGCATTTACTGCCTCATATAGCAAAATGATGGGTAAAGTCTCAAGCGCTTTGAGCGCTGCAAACTCAGTGTCTGTGCAATCAATAATGACAGATTTATTGGGGCAGGATGTTATGTCAAATGCTTACACAATGACATCTCAGCTGCAAATTGCAATATCTCAAGCAATAGGCTTATCCTCAAGTGTTCAAGGTTTTAAAACTCAGCTTGTTTTACCTGAGAACCTGGGGCAAATTAAAAGCTCTCTTGTGAGCCTTATGGGTGGCTTGAAAAACTCAGGCACAAAAAGTCCATTGCAAACACAGCAGATTGATGAGCTTATATCCAGTGATACAACCGCTCAAGCTGTGATCAACGCATTTGCACAAAATACAGTTGAGACAGAATACACAACACGCAAAGAGGCTATTGCAGCGGTTAATGAGCTTTTAAGTGTGGCTGATGATTGGAATGAGTATGTTGAGGATGAATACCAAAAAATTGATGATATGGCTGATGCTTTTGTGAGAGACAGCGGCATCAATGAAGTGGTTTTGTCTGCAATAGATGCGGTGATTGAGAAATCATACGATCTTAAAGTTGAGAAAAGCTTTATTTTGACAGAGGATGACTCAACTGTCAATTTGGCATATCTAAATTATCCTGTTGAGTTTGAGATTGATGCAGAGAGTACAATAGAGTATCTTATCAGCTCAAATGGATGGGGGGATGATTTATTTTATTTGGTGCCTAAAGGTACAGAGGTTAAGATATATGTTTAAAGGTATTAGCAAAACAGACAAAACAAATTGGGATGATATATCCAGGAGAGTTTATGGCTTGCCGGATAAAGCAACCAATTTAAAAAAGCTCAATGCGAATATATCTTCAGGAGAGATTTTGGCTCCTGTAAATGACACCAAAACAGACTCATCAGAGACAGGGGCAAGGCTTGAGATAGGTGATCAAACCTATAAAGATTTTGCAGAGTATGAGTTTTTTGATAATGTCGGATCTGTGAGAGGCGCTGTTTTTGTATTTATTTGCTCTGATAATAGCTATAAACTAGACTTTAAAAATGAGGTCAAAGTTTTTGATGAGAATGGGTTATTTTTAACCGGCAGAGTGGTAAATATCAGCTCTCATGTTACACAAGCCCAAAGATGGGTGCAATGTGAGGTTAAATCAAATGCAGGTGTTTTGGTTGACAGTGTTTGCCCTTATCCTCTTGAGTATTCTAATATGTCATTGAGAGCCATTTTGTCTGATCTTGCTGAGTGTTTTGGTCAACAGATCACATTTTCTGATGATAAAGAGCTTGATGAGATCTGTGTCAACGATATTGGCACAAGCTTTAGCGCAAGACCTGATGAGAGAGTTTTTAGTTTTATGAGCAGGCTTTGCAGATCAAGAGGCTTTATTATTAAAGACACCGGCTCAGGCTTGTTTATCGGCAGGCTCAAAGATGGTGAGCAAGAAAAAATCAGCTTTATACAAGGTGAGTGTATCGGTGTTAAAGAATGGCACGCAGGATACAACACTGATGGACTTGCAAGATATTATGAGCTTAACTCACAATATCCTGACACACAGACTGCTGTTGCTCAAGTGCCTTTGCCTTATCCTGTTACAAAAAGGCTCCATTCAGACGATTACAACGCAAATGACCTTAACTCTATTGCAAGCATCAAGGCTTGTGAGGATATAGGGCAGCATTTTAGAGTAATTTTGATTTTAAATGAGGAGCGCCGGGATTTAAAAACCGGGGATGTGGCAATCATAAAAAATCCTGATATCTATATTGAGCAAGAGACAGAGTTTATTATTAAATCAATCACTCCTCTTGATAACAATGAGACAAGGATTTTGTTTGTGCTGCCTTGTGCATACACAGGCATCATCCCTGAGAGTCTGCCGCTTTGTTAATTTTAGAGGAGATTAAAAATGCTTTTTAGAACAAAGATCCTGGAGATGCTAACAAATGCAAAAACCAGGTTTTTTAAATGCAGGGTTTTGGCAAATCAGCTGCATCACTTTACGCAATACACCTCAGGGGGTGATGATTATTGCCCTTTAATAAACACTGAGGCGCTAGGTGGCACAATCAGCAATAACCCTGCTCATGGGTTTATTTTTGGATGGGTTGATGCAACAGAGAAAAAAACCGCTCCTGGAGAAAAAAGGATATTTGCTGTTAATGCAGATAATATCCCGGTTGCAGAGCTGCATTTAAAAAATGACGGCAAAATCAATGTCTCAGGTAGCGGCATTGTGATAAATGTTCCTGAGGGTGTTGCTACAATCAATGCAACAACAGTAAATTTGGGCGGTGATGGTGGAGCTTTTGTGCTAACCGAAAACTCACAGATCATGGATGGAGAAAACAGACCATGCACAATCACCTCAAACACAACAAAAACAAAGGCGGTATAAATGGAGATCAAATTGAGTGATTTTGGAGATGGTGGAGCAATCACCTCATCAGGTGGAGATGTCGATCAAGATGGCACATTTTTAACAGCTATTTATGACTCTTTATTTGGCGGTGATAGGTTTTATAACATCTATACACAATATAAAACAGACTTATCATTTGAAAAAGCAATTCAAATGCCAATCAATGTGCAAAATCTAAAAAATGCTGAGACAGCAGCTGCAACCCTTTTGAGATGGATGGTTGATGAGGGTGTTGTTGAGTCCATTGATGTCAAAGCTTATGGTGGTAAAGATAACAAAATGTATGTTGATTTAACAACAAAAGAGCCGGATGGATCAAGCAAAGTTTTTGGTGTGATTTGGCAGAATGAAAAAGCTTTATTAAAAGCTAAATAGGAGATGAGATGGCAAACTTTGAAATAAAAACAATAAAAGAGATTGCAGAGGGAACGATTGCAAAATATAAAGCTCTTAGGCAAAAATACAATGACACAACACCATTACTTGAAAAAGCAGCGGTGCGCTCTTTGTGTTGGGCTTTTGCAGGCTGCCTGGGTAGTGTATGGCAATCAATTATGTGGACTTATAAACAATGTTTTCCTCAGACTTGTGATCTTACAGTATTAAAATTGTGGGGTGCTTTGGTTGATGCTGAGTATATTTACGGCAAAGCTGCAACAGTTGATTTAACAATCAGCAATGCTGCTGCATCCGTATTGACTGCCGGCACAGTTTATAAGGATTTGACATCCGGGCTGATATTTAAAACAACCTCTCAGGCAGAAAATCAAGAGGGTGTAATTATTGCATCAGCTCAATGCAGCACATCAGGATCAATCGGTAATTTGCCGGTGGGTACTGAGTTGACTATTGCAAATCCTTTGGATGGTATCCCTCAAACTGCAACGATATCAGAGATAAAAATTGAGGGATCTGAGGATGAGGATGTTGAGCATTACAGACCTAGAGTTTTGTATAAATTTAAAAACAAAGCTCAAGGCGGCTCAATCTCTGATTATTTTTCCTGGGTGATGGAAGTTACAGGCATTGATGATGCGCTCATTTATGTTTTGACTGAGGGTGTGGTGTCAATTTATCTTGTTGCAGCCGGCTCAGGTAAAAATAGGACTCCATCAGGTGAGTTGATCCCTAACCCATTCCCTAATTGGATTGATGGTCAGTTTGTTGAGTTTGATGGCTCAGGTCAATTTTTGGCTGTTGCAAAATCTATTGAGGGCAGCTCTGATGGAGTGCATGATCGCCGCCCTGTTAATGCAAAAGTGCATCTGCTGCCTTGCAATTACACAGGATTTAAAGTTGAGATCAAAGGTTTATCAAACACATCTTTTAATGACAGTATCAAAACTGCTCTTGAGGATGCTTTAGATATCAAAAGACCTAATATCATTGCCTTAAATTATCCTGCTGAAAATGCAAAAATCAATAAAAACTCACTCAGCGCTCTTGTGCAAAATGTGATAGGCAATAACACATTTACAACTTTTAGTTTGCTAAATGCTGAGGATCAAGAGATTGATGAGGAGAGCTTAGGCATTGGCAGCCTTGCTTATTTGGCAAAGCTTACAGTCAATAATGAGGTTGTGTTTGATGCGGATGCTGAGACATCTTCAGATGATGAGCAAAATAGTGATGAGGTGTCAGATGAATAAAATTGCGCTTGCTTTTAAAAAAATGCTTGGTAATGGCAGAGCCTGGCTGTGTGTTGATAAATTTACACAAGAATTTATTGAGGTTATCACATCCGGGATCCAGGATGCCGCAAAAAAAATCTCAGATTTAAAGTTTGCGCATTTTCCACTCTCAACCCTTAATGAAAATGACACCAAAAATGATGAGGAGCTTTTTGGGTTAGAGTCAACCGGCAGCTTACAGGATAGAGCCGCAAATGTTGAGACTCAGTGGAGATTATTTGTGGGTGGTCAAAACTACAAGCAGATTGAGCAACTTTTGCAAAAAAGAGGCTTGCCTATCAACATTGCAGAAAACATCAACAATAATTTTGATTTAAGAGATATTGATTACATTGGCAATGGCTTTTTGAGTCTTAAAGATGGCATCAGGGATCCTGTTGAAATCAACACCGGCAAAAGTGTATTTTTCTTATGCTCTCAAAGATTTTTAGAGGATGCAGAAATTGACACTTTAATCAAAACTCTTTTGAGTTGCAAGCCTGCTGAGACTGCTGCATATTATTATCCGCCTTATTTGAGAAAAAAAGAGATACATAATATCCTCTCAAAAACTCAGATGCAGGCAATTAAAAAAAGTCATTATTGCAATGTTAAAACACAACAAACAGAGGTATAAAAATTATGGGTAACAAGAAAACAGAATATTTGGGCTTAAATCTGACTGATATGGCTGTTGATGGGGATGAGCTGTTTAATTTTGACAGGGATCTCAATGAGCCTTTTGAGATTTTAGACAGCGCATTTGGCAATTTGCCTCAAGGTGTGCCGCCTACAAACTGCACAGGCTTAAATGTGCGCACAGAAGATGGCAAAGCTTATCTCACTTGGTCAGACAGTAAAGACACAGTAATTGACGGATACACAATTTGCTCCTGGGGCAAGACTGTAATTGTTATGAAAGAGGGCAGCTATCCTGAGAGCTTGGTTGATGGTGAGATTGTTTACACAAATACTCAGCGCAATCAATTTGCTGAAAGTGAGCTTGAGATCACTTTGCCGGATACTGAGAACACTTACTATTTTAAAGCTTTTCCAATGTCTTTAAATGGTGTGGTCAACCTCGATAATCACAACAGATTTGGCGCTATTGTTTATGGTTTTTATATTGATAAACAAAATGCAAATCCAAAAGGCAGAGTGCATTATATTGAGGCAAATGAGAACTTTAAAAAAGCCGGTATGGACTATGCCAATGATGTTTTTGATTATGGTGATTGGGGTGATGCTTGGTTTATCAAACTGCTCAGAGTCGTTATGTTAAATGGAGCCGGTGAGGTTGTTGAGGTTTTAGATAAAAACGACTACACCAAAACTATTGACGGAGCAGACTCAAGTGTTGCTCTCACAACCGGGGATCTAAATTGTATGGTTGAGTTCCCTCAAGTGTGGCTCAAATTTGTTGACACAGGCAATAGAGCTTATTGTTATATAGCAAATCAACAGATTGACAGTGATTATCATGCTTGGAACTTCTATAATAATGATGGAGTTTTAAAAGATAAAACCTACATCTCAGCTTATGAGGGAACAACCATTAGCGGCAAGATGAGATCTTTATCAGGTCAAAAAGTTACAACAGAGCAAACTACAACAGTTGAGGTCAATGCAGCTGTTGCAAATGGCTCAGGTTGGTACACAAGGACATTTAGTGATTGGCAAATGCTTTGCGCTTTAGGAGTTTTGATCTCAGGATCAACAAACTCTCAAGAGGCTTTTGGTAATGGTAATCAAAACTATGTAAACCAAAGCTCTGCTGCTGCTAATAGAAATGTAAACTTAATCAACAATGGCACTTTAGATAAAAAGGGTTTATTTTGGGGATCTCAGGATACATCCAATCACATTGCTGTTAAATTCTTTGGCATTGAAAACCCATGGGGCAATGCCTGGGATCGTATAGCAGGATATATCAATGATTTTGGAGCAATAAAAGTCAAAATGACTCACAGCACAGCTGATGGCTCAACTGCAACAGGATACAATCAAACTGCTGCCGGATACATCAACACCGGGCTGACTATTGGATCAAATTCTCAAGCATATATCTCAGAGCATAGGGCTACACCTTATGGGTTTATCCCGGTTGCGTTTAGTGGCTCATCATCAACCTTTGATTGTGATGGTTGTTGGAGTAACAACACTCAGCTCAATTATGCTCGGGTGGGTGGCTGCTGCTGTGACGGGCTGGTTGACGGTCTGATCGCTCTGACCTTGCTTGATGCGCCCTCGCACTCGTACTGGAACAGCGGCGCCGCCCTATCTTATAAACCCTCTTAGGGGAGAGCATGAGAGGGATCTCCCTCTCATGAAAGATACATGTATAAACACATCAAAATAAAAATCCTTATTTTACAAAATTGCGGTTTTAGTTGAATAAGGATTTTTTAAATCAAATTATGGGGGATGATTTGTGCCTGCTCAGGTGGGTAGCAGCTGCAATGACGGGCTGATTGACGGTCTGTTCGCTCTGAACTTGAATGATGCGCCCTCGAACTCGAACTGGAACAACGGCGCCGCCCAATCTTGTAGATTAAACCTCAAAGATTTAATATCAAGGGTATTTTTATAAACAAAAACCTCTCTAATGCAAATCATCTTCCTTGCCTCTTGGCAGAAATTAGCCGCAAAAGAGGAGCTGGGTTAGTAGCAAGTCGAAAGCCTGCTAGGCTACAAGATAGCCATTATATCATCTGTTAGGTAAATAATGAAATCATATAACCATCTTTTTGAGAAAGTCATTGATTATGACAATATTGATAAAGCCATAATGCAAGCCTCAAAGCACAAAAGGGAGAGACCTGAGGTCAAAAGGGTTTTAGAAAACAAAGAAAAATATATCACAAAGCTGCAAGAGCTTTTAACAACACAGACACTTTATTTTGTAACACACAAGGGCATCAGGATAAATGATGGGATACAGCATAAAAGGCGCTGCATCATACAGCCTCATTTTGTTTTTGATCAAATAGTGCATCATTGCGTAATACAGGCTATGAAAGAGCTGTTAAATAAGGGGATGTATGAGTTTTCTTGTGGTAGTGTGCCTGATAGGGGTGCGATCAGAGGTAAAAGATACATTGAGCGCTATATCAGAAACAATGCAGCAAATGCAAATATCAAATACATTGCAAAAATGGATATACACCACTTTTTTGAGAGTGTAAACCCGGACTTGCTCAAAGCAAGATTTAGAAAATACATACATGATGAGCGCATGGTTTGGCTGCTTGATAAAATCATTGACTCCGGCAATGTTGAGGTTGATGGAGAGATGAGACACATTGGTTTGCCTATTGGATATTACACCTCTCAATGGTTTGCAAATTGGTTGCTCCAGGATCTTGATCATTTTATTAAAGAGCAGCTGAAAGCTAAATGTTATGTGCGCTATATGGATGATATTGTTATCTTTGGCTCAAACAAAAGAAAGCTGCACAAAGACATTGAGTCCATCAAAAACTTTTTAGCCGGCTACAAATTGACACTCAAGGGCAATTATAAAGTTTTTAAATTTGACTACATTGATAAAAACGGCAAGCACACCGGCTGCCCTCTTGATTTTATGGGGTTTAAATTTTACAGAAATCGCACAGTTTTAAGAGAGCAAATTATGCTCAAGGCAAGCCGCAAAGCTAAAAAGATATATAAAACTCCTCATCTTAATTGGTATGAGTCAACACAGATGCTGAGTTACAACGGATGGTTTAAACACACAGACACATACAAGGTTTTTGAAAAATACATCAAGCCTTTTGTGTGTATAAAGCTATGCAAAAAGATGGTGCGCAGGCACTCTCTTAAAATAGAAAGGAGAAAAAATGCAAATAAATTACAAAACAGTGCAGAGCCACATCAAGCCACTTGAGTTGGATGTCTCAAGCTCTGAGGATGTTGTTTTTGTTAGAAGAAATATAAAAGAGGTTTTATCTGAGGACTCATCAGGAGAGGCGGTTGTTTTGTATGAGTATCAAGAGGCTCAATTAAACCCTGACCAATATGCTCAATATCAAACTGATGCTCTGATCCGCACAATGAATGGTGAGGATAATACAAAAGAGTATGATGAGTTTAAAGCAAAACTATCAACTCCTGTGCAATACAAAAATGGCAAATATTATAAGGCAAAATGGATCAGCCTTTATCTTGGTATTATTAAAGATTTTAAAACAATGCTTGAGATTGCTAATTTGCTTGGAGCAGACATCTCACAATATACAAGCATTAAAGCAAAAATTTATGATGCAACCGGCTTACCTGACAATGCGGTTGAGATGACTGTTGCTGAGATAAATGAGCTTTGTTTGTTTTTGTATCTGTATAAAGAGCAATGTTTTAACGAATTAAAAGCAGCTATTGCCGGCAAATAAAGCCCGGCAATTTTTTATTTATAAGTTACGAAAAACCACAAAGGAGATTAAAGGTTATGGCAAAAGAAAAAGTAACAAACATCAAGGATGCTAAAAAAGACAAAGTGTTTGAGGAGTGCAAAGACCTTGCAGATGCAATCACAAAGATTGCAATGTCAGACAAGGATGTTCCTGAGATCACTTACAACATTGAAACATCCAGGACAACAAATGCGCTCACTGTCTCAGGGCGCAAAGAGAGAGCAACAGATGATTTTTTAAGAGCAATGCAGGCTTTAGCAACTGTATTTTGTGAGATCTGTGAGATTGGAGACAAGGTTGATGATACCCTAGTTCATACAGTCAACTTTTGCAAAAATGGAGTCATTATGTCTGCAAAAATTGAGTTGACAGAAAATGGGATCCCTCAAAGATTGTGTGTAAATACACCGCCAATCCCTCTTGAGAGTCAATCAGGTTATCAAATGCCTGAATATGCAAAACAGCAACTTAATGAGCTAAAAAAGCAGGCTGTTTTATACTCACAAGGCAATGTAAAAGAAAAGCAGCTTAATATTGCACTTGGTTAGTTTTTAATAGTTTTCGCTTACTCCTTTTTAAGCTGAGGGTGGGTTGTATCAATTATTCAGGAGAGGAACCGAAAGTTGGTCAGGTGGGATTTATTAAAAACAACATTTTGCTTTTAAAGGAGTGCAATTTGCAAAGAACGGCTGCAAACAAGATTGAGTGCTATCTCGCACTCAAACTTGTTTTTGCACACTAAAGATCGGATGTAAAAAATCTCAAAAAATCTGTCATTTTTTGGATTTTTTCTCATCCTCAAAAAAGGAGATTTTATGAGTGAAAGAGACATCAAAGGATATGTTGAGGCGGTTGAGCAATCAGAGGGTGATGAGGCATTAAAATTGATGCTTGCTGAGACCAATGATGTTGATCCCGGATTGCCTCATTGTGTATGTCCGAAATGCTTAGCTGACTCTATTGAGTTTAAGGAGCTTTGCGAAAATTACACCGGCAGAGCATTTTATTTGCTGAAGTGTAAAGAGTGCGGCACAGAGTTTATCTTGCTTGAGGATAAAATTGAGAGCTGCCGCCGGGGGATCTTAAATTGTAATCAACGCATTGATTATGAAAAGAAAAAAATTGATTTGTATGAGCAAATGTTAGGTGATATTTAATGCAGCAACAACCAAAAGCAAGATATTTTATAAACAGCCCAAAGTTTGTAGCCGGTTTGTCTGATCTGCCGGATTGCTCAATAAGGATACCTGTTAAATTTAACTCCAAAGAGGTTATAAAAAGCAAAAAAAAGCTGCCTTTAATCTTAAAGAGCAGAGTTGTTTATTACATCTATGATCGGCAAGATTATAAGTTTTATAAAATAACCGCATACAGAGGAGAGAAATTTGACGGCGCAACTATTTGGCTATACTCAAGGATCACCGGGCATCCTTTGCAGGGTGAATATCTTGCAGCAGCAATCATCCATGATAAATATTGCAGAAATCCTGAGCTGCTTGATAATAAAAGGCGGCTATCATCTGAGATTTTTTATGAGTTTTTGTTGCTTTGTTGTGTGCCTAAATACAAAGCTCTTTTGATGAGAGAGCTTGTTGATCTGTTTCAAATCATTATGTGTTTTGTCAGAAAATGCAAAGCACTCATCAAGAGGTTGACTGCTAAACTTTTTGGCAGCAAATAGTTACTTTTTAAAAAAGGAGAAAACCATGGAAGAACAAATGAAAGACAGCTTAAAAGATGTAACATTGCAGCATGTTGAAACAATCGCAATAGATGCGGTTGAGTATGCTTTTGCCTTGATTGAGGTTGCAGCAAAAACAAGTGAAAATAAAATTGATGATATGTTTTTGCCTTTGCTTAACACTTTAAAGCCAAAAGTTATTGAGCTTTGCGGCAAAATTTACAAGGATGGTGAGTGATGTTTGATTTTGCCAAAGCGGCAGAGGCGGTCGGAAAGGCTTTTGATAGCCTTTTTGGCTTTTGCACTACATCAAAAGAGCATCAATCTGAGACTCAGATCCTTAAAGACAAAAAGCGCTTGAAAAAAGCAACAAATATAGCTCAAGATATCTTCAGGATAACAGATGGATACAAAAACACATTTGAGCCTGATGATTTAAAACGATATGAGACATTGCGCAAAAACTTTGACAGGAAAGATTAAGAGGTTAAACAAGTGGAGAAAATTAGCATTGAGTTGTGGGTTAGCATTGGGATAAATCTTTTAATGTTAGCATATTTTGCCGGTAATTTTTCTGCAACACAGAAAAATTTAAAAGAGCAGCTGACAGAGATGAAAGACGATTTTGCTGACACAATTAAAGAATTAAAAGATAACTTTCATGAGAAACTTGAAACCTTAGAAAAAAAGCAAGATAAACACAATAATCTTGTTGAAAAAGTTTATTGCGCAGAGCGTGATATATCTGTTTTAAAAGAGCAGGTGTCCGTTGGTAATCATAGGATCAAAGACATTGAAGATGTGCAGCATGAGTGCAACAGACATCACAGAGATTAAGAGGATAAAAAATGAGCAATTTAAACTTTAAAATGAGTGAGCTGATACACTCAGATATTGCAAACAAATACAAAATCAACAATATGCCTGATATAAACTCTCTTGATTGCATGCTTGATTTAATACATCATTGCTTGCAACCCATCAGAGAGCTATTGGGTAAACCAATGATCATCACATCAGGGTATAGATGCTCAACATTAAATAACCATCCTGAGGTTGGTGGTGAGAAAACATCACAACATCTCAGGGGGCAAGCTGCTGATTTTGTTGTGTCAGGTATGACACCAAAGCAGATTGTTGAGAAAATCAAAAACAGCGGTATTGTGTTTGATCAGCTGATCAATGAGTATGACAGATGGGTGCATGTGTCATTTAAAAAAGGTAACAACCGCAAACAAGTTTTAAAATATTGATTGTGGGTGTTCCATAACCGTTAATTGCTCTTAGAGTTTGCCTGCCGGTATCACTTTAGGAGCTTTTTTTATCATCTTGCAGTAAAGATTTTTTGATGCTGCAACATCCGGAGCGCACGTTTGTAAAAATTTTTAAAGCCTTTATTAGCAAGGGTTTTGAGAGTCATAAAATGCAACTTTTTATTTTTTGACTCGAAGTGAGGAGAGAGCCGGAGCAAAAATGCAAAATAAAAAATTAAATCTAAGGGGGTTAAAATCAATTTTAAGACATTTTGTGTGTCTAATGTCAAAAATTTGATTTAAAGTTTGCTCATGAGGTTGCTAGTGAGCTAAGATTTAATTTTTTTATATGTTACTTACCATTTATAAAGCCACTTTGTTTTTTACAAGGTGGCTTTTTTTTGTGCTTAAATTTGGTTGAAAATTTTTAAAAAAATTTCAACCTCAGATCAACCGGCTTGCATCCAATCTTCAGAGACGTGCGCAGCCCTTAGTGGTTAAAAGTGCAAAGTGGCTCTGTGTGCGTGTTTCAACCCTTAAAGGTACTGTGCCAAAATCTAAAAAGCCGGGGGTTGATTGTCCGCCCGCCCGCACTTTTAAAATCCCATAAAATTTAAAAGCGGATTTCAAGTGGCGCAATCCAAAAGCAAAATGCTTGATGTGTCTATGTTTCAGCTTGTTGATTTATTAAAATTTATTCAACTTAAAAAAATAAGTCAAAAATACCAAAAAAATCTTGATGCTAAAAGTGTTTTGAACAAATTTATTTTGTAAAAATTTTTCAACTTGATAATTTCTTAAAAAATGTGGTAAAAATTTAAAAAAATCACGCAGCTAATTTTATTTTTTGATATTCTCTGAGCGCAAAATCAATCAATATAATGTTTTCAGGGCTTAGAGAGTCAATAAAGTTTTTGCACAAAAGTTCTAGTTTCGCCTCTTTAGCTCCACCATAAAAAGGACAATGACATTTGTTATTGTCCTTTTTATTTTGAGTTAGAATGGGTAACGAACTTCTGACCTAACAGTAGTTCGAGCGAGGAGCGAGCAGAGTGCGGAGGACTTTTGCAAAATGAATGTAATTCATTGAAGCAAAATCCGTAGACACGTTTAACGCGAGCGACTCAAGACAGTCTTCTAACGCCCACCATTACATACAAAGACCGATTTTAAAATCGGTCTTTTGTTTTTTGAAATTTATATTTTGAATTATAAAAATTCTGAGTAAATTATATTCTAAAAGATTTTGGTGCGTTACGATACACCCTACAGGCTTGTTGTATAAAAGGTTTATTTTTTTAATAATTTTTTAGCCATTGCTTCAAGAGATTCCATCCAAGCCTTTGTGTATATATTATTATCTTGTGGAGTAGAAATTTCTATTAGTTCTTTTGTAGTTGTTCCTGAAATTCTTAATTTTAGTTCTTTAAACCAGTTTTTAATGTGATATAAAGGATTAGAAATATATGCGTGAGGGTTTTTATTATTAGGCGTTCTTAAGACTTCTCTTTCCAAAAAAGTTTTGCCATATTTACCAATAATATTCTTATTGCCTCTAAAGGTTGGTGTATTTTGTTGGCAGACATTAGAATTTACAGATAACATATTTTACCTCACACTTTTGTACACATTATATTAATATTAAAAAAAATCATAGCCTAAAATTGCTTTTCTTGTTAAGAAATATTAATTCACATTTTTTTGCAAAAAATTCTGTCTTAGATATTGGCTCAAAAAATTGTGGTTTTGCAATAGGACTAAAAGCTAGTCTAGATAGCTATTTTGCGAATCTGCTGTGCTAATTCGTACGTAACGCTCCACCATTATAAAAAGAGGTCTTAAGACCTCTTTTTTATTACTTTAAAAGCTCTATGTTGTGTGTCAGGGATTTTGACATAAAGTATCGCAAGTTTGACATGCAACAAGGAAGTTTATATAAGATTTAGAGAATTATTTTCACAAATAGAGAAAAAGTATTGACAATAAAAATTTATTTGCTACTATAGATTTGTAAGGAGTCAAAACTCCCAAAAGAGTAAAGCCAAGTAATTGGTTTGTGAACATTGACAAATGTCGGTTCAAACACTGGGGACGCCGATAATAAATTATTAATTAATTTATATCTATAAATCAATAGATTAATAAACTAATAAGCTTACAGAACAGCTATAATGTATTATTGGAGAACTCAGCCAGCGGGGAGTAATCGCTGGCAGTAAAATTTGAGGAAGATGCTATATTTTGGTGTTCACTTCTTACAATCTTTCGTATATGGGAGTAAACCTGACAAGTGTTCAGGAATAAATACGAAAGGAGGCTCGAATTATGGGCAATAAAAAACCACCAAAATGGGTATGGCTCGTAGTAAGAATTATTCTTGCAGCAATCGAAAAATACTTTAGCTAGGAAACTTCCTCTTTTTTCATTTTAAAAGGAACTAATATGTCAAAATTGAACGAAGCTTTAAGATTAATTAGAGTACTACATGGTACAAAAGTAAAAGATTTGGCAGAGTCAATAAAAATATCTGCAGGATACATTTCTGATATAGAAAATGGTAATAAAAAACCAACTATTGATGTAATAGAAAAATATGCAGAATTTTTTGGGACAACATCTTCTGCATTAATGTTTTTTTCTGAAGAATTAGATTCAAATAGAGGACCATTTAAAAATACTATAAGAAATCAAATGTTATTATTGCTGCGAGCTTTAGAGGATAAAACAATTGGAAAAAATGGAGAACAAGACTTATAATATAGAAAACAGTCCTCTTTATGGCTTAAATAGCCGAAAAAAGCTTTTGGACTTATTTTATATCTCAAGCTATAAAAAACTTGAGAGTTTGGTATTAGATGAATCAAATTATAAAGTTTATAATATACAAAATAAAAACAACGATAAAAAAAGAAAAATTGAAGAACCAAAAGAGATTTTAAAAAATTTCCATAAACGTTTTAATAGCTTATTGCAAAGAATAGAAGTCCCAGAATTTGTAAAAGCCGGACGAAAAGGTTCATGCTACGTTGATAATGGCAAAGCTCATATAGATGGTAAATATTTTTATTGTAGTGATGTTGAAAAATTTTTTCCGAGTTCTCGAAAAAAGAATGTTTTTCAATTTTTATTTTTTGATTTAAAAATGGGGCATGATATTGCAAGTTTACTTACCAATATTTTAACCTATGATAATCATTTACCAACAGGGGCACCATCTAGTCAATTATTAACATATTGGGCTTATAGAAAAACTTTTAATGATATTCATAAAAAAGCCTTGTCAATGGGAATAACAATGACTCTTTTTGTTGATGATTTAACTTTTTCAAGTCTCAAGCCAATACCAAAAGAATTCAAAATGTATGTAATTAGTCGTCTTAAAAGTGAAGGACTGACTATAAACAAAAGTAAAACAAAATCTTATAAAAAGAATCAATATAAAAAAACAACGGGAACGGTTATATCTCCAGATAATAAGCTTTTAGTACCAAATAAATTACAATACAAAATTTTTAAATTAAAAAACAAAGATAACAAAAGCACTAAAGAAATTATGAGTTTAAGAGGTATGCTAAATTCTGCGCGCCAAATTCAAAAGAATTTTATGGATAGTTATTATAAAAAGATTATGAGTGCCTAATCTATAAATTTAAACAGCATTTAAAAGCCGTTTAAAAAGTGTTTAAATGGTGTTCGAATAAAAACAGGCAAACCACTTTGGCTTGCCTGTTTTTATTTAGATTTTTACCCTCTATATTTTTAGTTCTATTTCTTTATACTCCTTCCCCTACTTGGGAAAGAATTAGTTAAAAAAACCTGTTCTTAATAAGCGTTATAATATTTCCATCTTTATCTCTTGGATATTCATGGTCAAGAATTCCTAGATGATAAGGATCGTCAGCACAATGCCATTCAAAATCTTTTTCTACTGATATCCCATTATCAGGAACCTCTAGAAAATCTCTATGCAAGCCTTTAAAAGACCCGTCTCTTAATCTAAGGAAGAAAGACTCTTCTGGTTTTAAAAGATGTAGATTTTCTTGTTTAATGAATTTATGAAAAACATTTCTTAATTCTTTTTCAAAACTATATCCAATTTTTTTAATAAGTTCTGGGGTTAGGAATAAGTATTCATCTATAAAAGTTGATGCAACATAAATTAATTCCTCATTTTTATCTTTTACTGCAATTGAACTTACGGGGTTTTCTAGTGTATAAACGTCCTCTAAACCTTTTTCATTAAGCATCAAACCTGAGATTCTACCGGGAACCCTTATTACTTCAAATCCATTTTCTGTTAATTTTTTCTCAACATAATCAAAATCTTTTTGGTTATAGTACTCTCTATATTGTTTCGCTATATTGTAGCCTTTTTTTATTTCTTCAAATCTACTTCTTCGCATTAATATATGTAAACCAGACATACCCTCGCTAATTTTATTTTCATTATTTTGACTATGATCATATGATTTTTCGAACTCGTCATATCTTTCTTCAAGTTGCTTGATAATATCAAAAGACATTTGTTCATCAGCTAAAAGTATTCTTTTATTATCCAAAGGACGAATAAATTGGTCTAAATTTCCACCTCTTTGTGGTAATGGTATTATTTTTTTTACACCTAAAACTTCTTGTAATTCATCAAGTTCAAATTGTCTTTCTCTAAAAGAAGGTAAAGTACGACCATAATAATCTAAATCAAATAATTTTTGAGCTTCTCTTTCTCCAACAAGCGCAATTTCATCATCGCCATCTTTTACAATAAAAAGATTACTACTGATAATATGTTTATTATTTAATTCACGTTTTTTTTCATCTGGCATATCAGTCCTTTCAATATAGTTAGGAGCAAGCGACTTCTGCACAGTGTTCAATTCTATTCCTAAAAGTTTTGCTAGCCTGTCGTACATATGATTTATATCTTCTGCTAAGGCATATAATTTATTATTTGCAATTGTAAAAAAATCATGAGCATCATAAGTTTTTATCGCACTAAGATAAGTTTCTAAGTCTGGTCGGATAGTAAGATTCTTTATATAATATTTCCATTGTTGAAATAATTGGATATCGTGCTTGGCAAAAATATCACTTATTTGCTTTGTTAGTTTTGGCGAATGAGTACTTCGACAAACCAAAGCCTTCACAGGTCTAGCATCATAGCCTTTGAAACTTTGTTTTTTCTGTGAATTATAGTTGTTATAATTTGGTTGTATTGGATTTATTTTCATAATACACATACTCCTTAAATTGATTTGAGATATGTTTTTATTCTACAACTTCAAGTTTTTAAAGCAATATATGCCCCTTAAAAGAGCTTTGTATTAATCTGTATAAGATAAAAATAGCGAAGAAAGTTTTCAATAAAATTGACAATTAGATAAAAATAATATATTATTAGGTCATATTAGGTCTAATCAGGTATTATTATGTTAGAAAATCTAGATATAAAAATTAACAATCAAAAACTATCAATAATTTCAGAAATTGACGAGTTTAAAGGCTCTTGGAAATTATTGGGCAAAATGGCTCCGGAAAAATTAAGAGCCTTAAAAAAAGTCGCAACGATTGAAAGTGTAGGATCTTCAAATCGTATTGAAGGGAATAAATTAACTGATAAACAAGTAGAAGAACTATTATCTAGGATAAAAAAACAATCCTTTGCAAATAGAGATGAAGAAGAGGTTGCCGGTTATGCAAAGCTTGCGGATACAATTTTTGAAGATTGGGAAGTTATTCCGCTATCTGAAAACTATATAAAACAATTACACAAGATTTTGCTTGAATATTCATCTAAAGATGAAAAGCATAAGGGTGAATATAAAAAAATATCAAATGCTGTAGCTGCATATGATAGCGAAGGTAAAGAGTTAGGAGTTGTTTTTGAAACAGCAACTCCCTTTGAAACACCTTTAAAAATGCAAGAATTAATTGATTGGACTAATAAGAATTTGTCGGATAGATATTATCATCCGTTAATTGTTATCGGGATTTTTGTTGTAAATTTTCTTGCAATTCACCCGTTCCAAGATGGAAATGGTAGGCTTTCAAGGGCTCTTACCAATCTTTTATTATTAAAATCAGGCTATGCTTATGTTCCTTATAGTTCAACCGAATCAATAATTGAAGATAATAAGGAAGGTTATTATCGAGCTTTAAGACAAACACAAACAACTTTAAGTAAAGAACCTAATTATGAGCCGTGGTTAATGTTTTTCTTAAAAACTTTGCAAAAACAGAAAATAAGACTTGAATACAAAATAGAACATGCAAATACTACTGTTCAAACAAATTTGGATTTCCGTGATTTACCCCAAATTTCAGCAAAAATCATGGAAGTTTTTGAAACAAAAGACAGAGCAACAATATCTGAATTGTCTGAATTAACAGGGACTAATATAAATACAATCAAAAAGCATTTATCAAGCTTGGTTGAAAACAATTACCTAGTAAAACACGGCAAAACCCGTGGTGCTTGGTATACTAAAAATACTTAATATTAGTTAAAACTTGACTGAAAGTGGTAGATTTTTGGAATATTTTTAATTATTTTGTAATGTGTTTTTAGTGCAAAATTTACCGCATTTTAGACGTGGTAAGCACTTCCGGCTTGTTTCCGACTTGAAAAGTTAAATTTTAAATGGGACTTTTATGTCCCAAACTTATTATTGCCACATTAGGCAAAACTCCCCTATTTTTACAATTTAAATGTCCTAAATAAACCCCAAAAGTATTGTGTGTCAGGGATTTTGACATAAAGTATCGCAGATTTGACATATAACTTGGAAGTTATTATTGATGTTAAATACATTTACCCCTTTGACATATTAGTCGGAAGTTTGTCGAATGTATTTTATAATCCGGTATTTTAAAATTTATAAATGCCAAGAATTGTAAGAAATACCTTGTTAAATTATATTCCGACAG